AAGCCAATCAATCACAGTTATTACTGATTTAACACTAGTAAGCGGCGGAGTTCCACTATCTAGCTATGGTCAAGTTGATCAATATGCATTGGTAGCAACAACAACATTGTTGAAACTATGGTACAAGAAACCTACAACAAACACAGTAGGTGGCACATGGGTTGAAGTTGGTACTTCAAACTGGGCCGCAAGTTGGCCATCAGCTACTTCAGTAAATCCTATTACAACAATTACTCCAGGAACTGCTAAGACATTTACTGGTGCTATCACAAGTACAACATTAACAGTTACAGGAACTGTAGTTGGTACACTAGTTAACGGTGATTTACTATCAGGTTCTAACTTAACACCAAACACACTGATCGTTGGACAACTTACAAGTACAGCTACAGCAGCCGCAACAGTATCTTATACTAGCGGTGGTGCAAGCGGTGCAAGTACATTTAACGTTGTTAGCCCAACAGGACTAGTTAACGGTCAAATTATTACTGGTACAGGCATTCCAGCAGGAACTATTATCAGTGTTGCAGCTAATACAATTACATTGGTATCATCATCAACTGGTAACCCAGTATTATTAACAGCACAAGCTACTGGTTCATATAACGTATACACACCAGGCGGAGTTGGTACTTATACAATTAACCAAACTTATGCTAGCCCAGTTACAGCAGAAGCAATGTCTATCACTGACACAGGTGATACACTTATTATTACAGTAAGCGGAGTAGCTCACCCAGTAGGCGGTGTAAGCACAGTTAGCGCACTGGCAACAGCTATTAATGCAGCTAGTATTCCAGGTATTACAGCTTATGCAGATGCTAACAGTTACTTGTATCTATATTCAACAGGTACAGCGTTCTCTGTAACAGGTAATATTGCAACTAACGCAGGTTGGACAGGTAGCCCAACATTCTACGCTCCAACACTAACACTTGCTCCACACTATACTCCACCAAACTATGGTACATATAGTGGTTCACCAAAACCAACAGGTTCACTATGGGTTAAGACAACTCCAGTTAACCAAGGTGCAAACTGGATCATCAAGAAATACAATGCGGCACAATCAGCTTGGATTCAACAATCTGTTAGCTTATTCCCAAGTGCTTCAGCAGCTTTGGCAACACTAGATCCAACAGGTGGTGGTGCAAACTTAGCTCAAGGCGCTTTGTATGTAAAATACAATGACGATGAAAAGAGCCCAGCACTAAGCAACTTCAAGATTTATCAACGTAGTGGTGTAGGTGCTACTAACATTACTAGTGTTGCAGTTGTTGGCGGAACAAGCAAAACATTGACAGCTGGTTCTTACACATTTACATTTAGTAATAGTGTACCTGGACAATCAAGCCCAACTACACCAGTTACAGTTTCATTCACAGCAACTGGCGCAACAACTGACGCTACTGTATTCTTAACAGCATTCCAAGCAGCAGTTCAAGATCCTAATATTGTAGCTAGCCTAAACAGCTCTAACAACTCAATCACAATCAGTCACTTGACTGGTGGTGAAATGATTTTCGTAGACGGTACAGGCACTCCAATTGCAACATTGTTCCCAGTATCATCTGTAGCTAACTTCTACAGCACAGCTGCATTGTTAGACGGTGATAACGGTGCATCAACTACTACATACGTAGGAAGTTTATGGATTTCTACAGCTACTGAAACAAGTACAAATGGTTTTGTAACAGTAAGCACAACCAGCCCAACAACAATTCCAGCAGACCAAACATTATGGTACAACAGCGATATTACTGATGTTGATATTATGATTAACGATGGATCGCACTGGAGAGGTTACCTATCAACAGCTGGTAAAACTGTTGTTAACGGTGGCGTAGGTGGCGGTACAACAGATCCAATGGGTCCAATTGTTAGTGCTACACAACCAAAAACACAAGCAAGCGGTGCGGCACTAGCACACGGCGATATTTGGGTTAGCACAGCTAACATCAGTCAGTTCCCACAAATTTACAAGTACAACTTAGTAACAACCAAGTGGGTGTTGATCAACAACGGCGATTCAACAACATCAAACGGTATCGTATTTGCTGATGCACGTTGGAGTGTTGACGGCGGTGTTGCACACGGCGATGCATGGAGCACAATCCCAGCATTGTTAGTTACAGACTTTGTAGACTTTGACGCACCTAACCCAGCATTGTATCCAGCAGGAACATTGTTATGGAACTTACGTCGTTCAGGCTTCAACGTTAAGAAATATGTTGTTAACTATGTTAACACACAAAACTTAAACTACATGTATCAACCAAGTGGTACACCAAGTTCAATGGGTGCTTACTATCCAAATCGTTGGGTAAGTGCAGCTCCAAATCAGTTGAACGGTGCAGGTACATTTGGAAGTGCAGCGCAACGTGCTGTGGTTCTAGAAGCATTGACAGCAGTTATCGAAAGCAATCAAGGTATCCGTCAACCAGACACAGTTATCTATAACTTGTTAGCTTGCCCAGGATACTTAGAAACAGCAAGTGCTTTAGTTGGTTTGAATACTGACAACGGTACAAGTGCATTCGTAGTACTTGATGCTCCAGCTCACTTAACACCAGATGCTACTTCATTGAGCAACTGGGGTAATAACACAGCAGGCGCAGCAATTGACGGTCCAGTAGGATTGATCGAAACTAGTGCTTACTCAGCTGTTTACTATCCATGGGGTTACTCACAAGACTTACGTGGTAACAACATTGTTGTTCCTCCAAGTCACATCATGTTACGTACAATCGCTCTAAGCGACAACGTAGCTTATCCATGGTTTGCACCAGCTGGTGTACGTCGTGGTGGTGTTACAAATGCTAGTTCAGTTGGTTACGTAGATGTTAATACAGGCGAGTTTATCACTGTAGCATTGAACGGTGGACAACGTGATACACTAGCAGGAATCCATGTAAACCCAATTACATATCTTCCAGGAACTGGTCTAGTAGTTTACGGACAATACACACGTCAACTAGTTGCAAGTTCATTGGATCGTATCAATGTTGCACGTTTAGTAATTTACTTGCGTTACCAATTGAATGTAATTGCTAAACCATACATCTTTGAGCCAAATGATACTGTTACACGTAATCAGATCAAACAGCAAATTGAAAAATTGTTGCTAGATTTAACAGCTAAACGTGCGTTGTATGACTTTATCGTAGTTTGCGATAAATCAAATAACACACCAGCAAGAATCGATGCCAACGAATTACATGTTGACATAGCAATTGAACCAGTCAAATCAGTTGAGTTTATCTATATCCCAATGCGTCTAGAAAACACTGGTGCTATAGCTGGCCTTGGCGCATAATTAGGAGAATATAAATGGCAATCGCAGCATTATCTAACTTTACAGTACCGCTAGCAAGCGACCAGAGCGCAGGCTCACAAGGCATGCTAATGCCTAAACTAAAGTATCGTTTCAGACTAACATTTGAAAACTTTGGTTCAGGCAATAGCCCAACAGAACTTACTAAACAAGTTCAAGACTGTGCTCGTCCAAGTCTTAAGTTTGCTGACCAAGTAATTGAAATTTACAACAGTAAAATTCACTACGCTGGCAAACCAAGCTGGGATCCAGTAGCAGTTAAAATTCGTGATGATGTTCAAGGCAATGTAACTACATTGATCGGACAACAAAATCAACGCCAATTTGACTTCTTTGAACAAAGTTCTGCAGCTTCAGCTGGTGACTACAAGTTCACATTACGTATTGAAATGTTGGACGGTGGTAACGGAACTAGCACACCTAACGTTCTTGAAACTTGGGTTCTTTATGGATGCTACTTAGTGTCAACTAACTGGCAAACATTGGATTATAAAGAACAAGGTCCAGTTGTTATCGATCTAAGCATCCAATATGATAACGCTATCCAAACAACAGGTGGCGCTATTGGTTCAGCTAGTCCAGTAATGACTCCTGGCGCAAGCACTAGTGCTAACACATTAGGTTCATAATATAAAGCCTACGCAAGTAGGCTTTTTATTGACTAATCATTAACTACGCACTTAATATTTTCGATAAATATTAGTATGGCCTTCGCAATTAATCCAAAATTAGATACAACTGATAAACTAAACACCGGTGATACATCACAGCAGGTTATCTTACGAGATCAACAACATGCTGCTAAACTATTCAATTCTGATCAGTTTAGACTGGCACCTAAAAGTAGGTTTTCATTCCATGTTTCATTTGGTATTAATCCAAGCGCATTACAAAACGCACAATTAGTTCAAAGATACGGGCAAGAAATTAATATGTTAGTAAAGAACATAGACTTGCCAAGTTTTACTATTCAAACAGCTAAACTAAATCAATACAACCGTAAAAAAGTAGTGCAATACCAAGCACAATACGGTGATATTGGTATTAAGTTCCACGATGATAACATGGGATTAGTTAATCACTTATGGCAAGCATACTGGAGTTACTACTATGCAGATGCAACCAGTGGAAACAATCCAGGAGCATACGCACGTAACGCTACACAGTCATACAGTTCTGCAATACCTGCACCATACGGATTTGATAACGGAAGTACACAACCATTTTTTAACTATATTAAAATTTATCAAATGGCACGTCATGAGTATGTTTGTTACAATATAATCAACCCGTTAGTTATTAGTTGGAATTACAATAAAGTAGATTATAGCGGTCAAGGTGTACACGATTTTGATATGAAATTGGCACACGAATCTGTAACATTTAGCGTAGGCGAAGTTAGTTCAGATAATGTAGAAGGATTTGCATTAGCTAATTCTCACTACGATATTACACCCAGTCCATTAGTTGGCGTTATTGATAATGCAGCATCTCCAAGTTTTGCACAATCTACAAATACAGCGGCATTAGCTCCTGGCATTTTATCAAACGCTGTAAACTCTGTAAATCAAAATCAGAATACTGGCGGAGCATTAGGCAATATTGCAACAGGCGTAGCTCTTGCTGGAGTTGGTATTGCAGCATTTAACGCATTAGGCGGTATAAGTGGAATTGGTAGTGCTATAAGTGGAATCGGCAGTGCTATTGGCAGTGCAGCAAGTGCGGTAGGCGATGCTGTCAGCGGTGCTGTCAGCGGTATAAGCGATACCTTATTCCCAGGTGCAGACAATAATGCCAGTAATGCGGCCAGTTCCGCAGATGCTCCGGAAGATTTCCCTCCAGATCCTGCTAATCAATTGGCTCCAGCAAATGGTTCAATTAACTAAGACGAGGCAGACTTCTAATGGCAACTAACTTACCACAAGCACAGCAAACTAGTGCTACTACTATAAAAACATTCTTTGATAATCGTTTTACAAAAACTGTAAGTTTCCCAGCAGAACAAATTGATGCTGTAGTTGCATTTTTTGTAAAACGTGGTTTTGATTCTAATAGCGCCAATAGTGTCGCTATCACACTATTGTCTCAAGCACGACAAGAAAATGTAAATGTATTTGCGCTGTTAGATAGTCTGAAAGGCTTAACAGATGTGCAACTTAGTCAAGTTATTACACAGGTGTTAAATCAGACTAGAGAAAAAACTAGTTTACTAGGCTATCGAGTAAAACCTGCAACTGACACTTACGAGTCACGTAACATTTTGGTATAATGTATGGCCAAATTTGCTCGTGGAAAATTTGTAATGAAGCACCCTGAAAAATATGTAGGAACTAAACAACCTACATACAGAAGTAGCTGGGAATTTACATTTATGAATTTTTGCGATAACAATAAGTCTATCCAAAAATGGGCAAGTGAAGCTGTACAAATACCTTATAGAGATCCGCTAACTAATAGACAAACAGTTTATGTACCTGATTTTTTCATACAATATGTAGACAAGCAAGGACGCATTTTAACTGAATTAATTGAAATTAAACCTGCTAGCCAAGCTATATTAGAGCGTGTGGGTAAGAACAAATACAATCAAGCACAATTTGTTAAGAATCAAGCCAAGTGGGCAAGTGCTCAACTTTGGTGCAAACAGCAGGGCATAAAGTTCCGTGTTCTTAGTGAAAATGATATATTCAGTCAAGTCTAAGCATAAGTAAGTGTATGACAATATATCTTTATAAAAAGACTCATAATATTACAGGTTTACAATACCTAG